GCTTTCGTTTTCGCTTTCAATCCCTCGGATAAGAGATTAGATAAAAATAGAATAAGTTGACTGAAGGAATCCAGTCTGTCGGTAAAGGCTACTCCCGGAGCATTGAAAAGGTCTTGCTCAAAGTCAAACAGCCATGGAATCTTGTCATCAGGCTGCGGCAATTGAACCATTCCGTTAGAACACCATACTGCGGAGCTGATCCACCGTGCGATTTTGCTCTCCAATGGCGTGTACTCTAGAATGGGTACTTCTAGCCTCAGCTGCTTGAGTACCTGCAATAGACTGTGACCTGAGGCTTTCTTTTCTATGATGACGCCACGAAAGACCTTATCGTTATACTTGTAGATCAAGGACTTCGTAGCTTCAACCAGATTGGGGAACGTAACGTGATCGCCCCAGACGTGGATCAGCCGCAGGGTATAATCTGGCATTAGTTCACCAACGGAAAACGCAGATTCAGCTGAGGACTCTGAATCCGAGAGAGCCGTATCCCCAGATATCCATCGGGCAATTGGTTTCCCTTCTCCCATCCGAAATCTATGCGAAAACCATTCACGTTTGTAGATTTCACCCTTTGGGTTTGTCGGGTGACCTTGCCAGGTTGTTTCCCATACATGATCTGGTGTCTCCGCTTTTATTCCTAATGCCCATGCTTCTGACATGCGTTCTGGCCAGATTGTCGTGCCTCCATGCAGCTTAACTGATGTAGGCATAATATCCATCTTTCGCCTCGCTCAGCAGAGGCATGTGGACGGTCACCCAGTCTGACCGCTTCCGCAGCTCAGAATACAGGTCGGCGGCATTCCATTGTGTGCCGATAAGAATGCATCTACCATCGGGCGTTAATCGCGACAGAAATGAATTGAAGAACCAATCTCTAGTCGTCACCCGCATCCCCGGCGTTCTGGTGTTGCGGAAATCGAGCAGATCATCGCCTAGCAGGAGTTCCGCACGAGAGCCGGTAATCCCTGCGCCTGTTCCATAGCTGCGGACTGTGGGGTGAATGTCACCGATGCCGGATGAACCTGTCCTCAATGACCACTCTTTCTGCTCCCACTTTCTATTGCCATCTGGATAAATGTGCGGAAAAATCTTTTTCCAGGATTCACTTTCAGCTGCTGATCGCAGACTGAGCGATCGTTTTTCCGCAGTAGAGTCGTCAACCGAACCAATGATAATGTGGCGCTCAGGAAAGATGCCAAGATAATAACCCAGAAACGCACTAATGAGCCAGGTAGTTTTTGAACTTCCCGGGGGAGCTATGAGAAGAAGACGCTTGATAGATTCGTCCACAGCAAACTCTATCCATAGCCGATGATGCGGCTTAGGAACAAGAGGCAATCCTTTGTCATCGCGAAGAAGAAGCGATGAATAGAGATAGACTCCTTCAGGACTTATCTGCTTGCTTCTCTTGTCCTTCATTATGGTTGCCATCGCCAAGTCGTTGAACTTCTTGAGCGTCACCGCTAATTCTTTTTCGGATGGCTCCGTCCATGATGGCATTGGCTGTTCCAATGAAGTGTTTGAGAGCGTCTGAGAGCTCAACATCTGCTAGCTCCACTACCATTCTAGAATTTAGATTGACGACGTCACCGTAGATCTCAGGGCGACGATTCTTCAGAAACCATTTTGCGTCGGTGCTGTCAACGACGATGTTTTCTGCTTCCTGAACCTCCGCAGCGATTTCGATATTGCGAACGACGACGCTTTCCGCAAGGTCAGAGACCCGCTCAATTTCGGCCAGATACGCCTCTTGAAGAGAAGGATTCTCGCGCAGCCTCTTGTGAATTGTGCCGTTCGTGCTGCGGAGACGCGAAGCAATCTTGGAGACCTGACCGCCGCTGCCAATGATGGCAACTCGGATGGCCGCAAGGCTCAGCTCGGGCTTCTTGATGTATTCAATAGCCCTATCTTCTTTCAGAAGCGCAGCGTAGTCAATAGTCATTACACCTTCTGGACCAACTTGTCAATAGCAGTTGATAACCGGACGAAATCTGTCGACATTCGGGAATGAAGGTCATCCCGCAGAGTCTGACGGAACTCCTCTTGCTTGTCCATCCAATCTCTCCATTCCTTATCTCGTTCTTTGCGCTCCTCGCGTGTTCGGTTTTCCTTTCGTTCATTATACCACACAAATAAGCCTACGATTGGTAATTGAACGATTGCTTGTATGATGTATTCTTCCATGTTTTCCTCCCGCAATTACGATTTCTCTCCTATGCTGCCTCGTACCAGAATTGTCCGAGGATACGTTTTTCCCCGGATGCAGTGAATCCAGCCGCATTTGACATGTTCAAGCCAGCCTGACACGTTACGCCACCGCTCAAGATAGTGATACGTCCTGGCGTGGTGCTCGTTGCTCCATTGTTTCTTACGAGAATTCCGTTCAGTTGCGTGAACGGCCCTGCCGACGTGTGCGGCAAGGTGAACGTAGCGGTAGCGGAATTTGAAGTTCCATTAATGTCGAATGCAACGAGTACTAGCTTCCCGATTCTTTTGTAATAAATCTGCAGTATCGTCGTACTCGACCAGCCTACCACCGTGGATGTCGCGCTGTAATCTGTCCAGTCTTCAGAGAAGACATCTCCGTCGCTCGTAATTCTCAGGCGTTCTGTTCCGTCGAGCGTGGCCGCATTCGCAGCGGTGTAAAAACTGATAAGCGTAGAAGCATTGAATAGACTGCTCCCGCCACCGACACGAACCTCGTTAATACCACTCCGGTGATAGGCAACTATAGAAGCAACTGGTTCTTCATCTACGTCATAAGCAGAGGTCAGAAGCCGTCCAACTTTATCTCCGTTGTCTGTTCGGGTAGTAGCTACGTTGATCCCGCTGCCAAGGATATCCAACGGATAGACAGGAACCATACCGATGCCAACCTTGGAGAAGCGGTGAAGCTCCTTGGTCTCTAATTGCTCGATGCGTTTCTCCAGCCGCCTAAGGTACTCTAGCTCAGCCCTATTCATAGCGATTATCCAGTCCGAGACTGATCACTTCTTTGCGACCGGCAAAGGATACCGCAGCAGAAACAATCTTGGGAGTAGCAGAAACTCCTTCGAATTCTGCACTGACGATATCGCCCAGAAAATAGTGTTTGCCGTAGACACTTGACGGCGTCTGAAGCACGTCAAAAGTAAACTCTTCAACCGCTTTGAGCTCCTTCAGTTTTTCTGCTCCCTTTGCGGTATAGAAGTCATTTCCGCCTTCTTGATTCTGTCGAGCGTCTACGTACACTTCAAAGTCATTATCCTGCGATACATAGTTATCTCCAGTGACTGTAAGATATTCTCTGGCACTTTCTTCTCCGATGCCCCAGACAGTTGCTACAGTCTTCTCCTGCGCTCTCGCTCTCCGCAAGAGGGGATTGGTCATGTTCCCGCGACTCATCGAGAATAGCACAGATGCGCTGCGGTCAGTTCCCAGCTGACCGTTGTACGTCGTGAAGGTGAAGGTAGGCGTGTAGTTCGTAAGAACGACATTGAAGTCTACCGCACCGGTGATAGCGATTTCCTGGCATTCTCCGAGGATGGGCTTGCCGTGATTGCCTCTGTCAAGAACTGTTCCATAGGGTACTCCACCGATTGCAACCGTCGCAAAATTGGGGATGACCCCTGCTCTTTTTCGCCCGTTAGCAGTCGTTGCGGAAGCCGCAAGATTGTACTCAACGATGCGCTTAAGGATGTACTCCGCAGTCTTGGCGTCAAAGATCGTAACGTTTGCGAAGTTCGTGAACCAATTATTGACTCGCCATTCAAGAAAGTGGTTTAATCCGTAGACTACGACGTTCATACGAAGAGATTTACCGACGTAAGTCACGTCGTCATCCCGCAGGAGACCAACGAAATCTCTAGTCCAGGCGATAGCGTACATGTCATTCTTGCGGTAGACCTCAATGATTGCCTTATCTACAAGATACGTTCTCGCAGGGTGGGTTCCTCGAACGGAAAATGTGCAGATACCCACGTCATTCACTACGTTCTGGTAGGCCAGATCGGTGAAGTCCGTGAACTCTGCTTCGAGAGCACCCGTATCATAATTCCGGATTCGTATCTTGTAGACCGTAGACATTACTCAGGCCCTATGGCAAGCCAGGCAACTGGGATCGTGATCTCTACACCAGAAGCCGTCCTTCTAATTACTAAATTGCAGAGATTGCTGGCAGCAGTCTGAACTTCTAGGGTATATCCACCGGCTCCGGGATTGCCCTCAAGTGTTGCAAATATGATCGGTGCATCCGCGAACTGAACAGGAAAAGTTACAGTTGTGAATCCAAATACCTCTCCGTTTTCAACTGTCACGTTCACGATACCGGCCTGCATCCTCACCGCTCCAGGTGTACGACTTGTTGTACCAGGAGTAGCCCAATTCGTAGCACTCCCTCCCTGCCTACGGTAAAACTGAGGAACGCGATTGCCAACCTTCGTATCATCAATTGCATCATCTTGAACTTTTACTGTCGATACTGCATCCGTGGCAAGTTTCAGAGCACTTACAGCACCAGTTCCAAGTTTCGCATTCGTTACTGCACCCGTTCCGATTTTGGTCTCTGTTACCTGAGCGGCCAGAATCTTGCCTTCAGTTACAGCATTGTCAGCGATTTTCAAAGCAGATACAGCTCCGGTAGCGAGCTTGGTATTCGTGATAGCACCAGTAGCGATGCTATCTTCGAACACCTGACCGAAGGAAAGAGAACCGGATCGGCGACGAAGAACGTAATCCTCGCCTCCAGCCGCTATATCAGCAGGATCGCCTCCCGAGGCAGCACTTCTACCGATGACGGAATAAGCAGCCGAATCTCTGAGGTCAGAATTCCCCACGGCGTTCGCAGCAATCTTGCCAGTCGTAACAGCGTTAGCATTGATCTTATCTTCTGTTACAGCTGAATCCTCAATCATGTCCGTTCGCACTCTGGTAGCAAATCGTGCAAACTGCCGAGTGTCCGTCAGGGTGATCACTCCACCGGTCGTAATAGTAAAGGTAGCGAGAGAGATCTCCCAAGTCGTACCAGGCGTTTGCGTGAGCGCCGGAATAGCCGCAACTCCATCAGCACTCACATTTACAGCGATGCGGACAGTCTGCAATGTCCAGTCAGCTTCAAGAACGACTCTACCACCGGTCGTGCCGATGACCGGAGAGGCTACCGCTTTCGTAACTGGAGCAGTGTTCTCGTAAAAGAAGCCGTGAACTTGTGCTGCGCCTTCCGCAATGGTGAGGGGTGTAGCCGTTCCGGTGACGGCGAGTTCGTTTTCTACGTTCTTAAGAGTACCTTCAGTGGTCTCGTCAATTGGAGTGACGACTTTCATCAACCACTCGTATAGACGTTGCTGCGAATATCCTGCCGCAGGGCCATCGCCCGTATCGTTAGTTTCCCAGAACATTGAACGCTCTGTCATTATTGCCTCCTAGATTCCTAAGTATCTTTCCAGATACCGGATGATTACTCTTGTTCCGCTATCCATAGCAGATCCTTCGACTGTTATGGAGTTTGACCGATAAGTCTCGTAGATTCGTTTTCTCTCCAGATGAAACGTAGCAAGATCACTGCCACTTACGAGATCCGCGATCTTATTCACACCAGTCTCGTCAACGATGGTTTTGTATCCATAGCGGGTGTCAATTATCCGCTGATCTCCTGCGCCGAGCACAAGATCGGTGAAGTCAAGAACTTCTCCGGTCGTTTCATTTGTTATAACTGCATCTTCGATAGGGCCAACGATAGTGATGATAGGATATTCAATCCAAGTGCCATGATACTGAATAACCTTGGTCAGATCGAGAACGCTGCCACCGACGAATACAGGAACAGGCATAGGAACTTCAAATCCCGTTCCTGCTTCGCTGCCCTGGAAGGTCACCGTCTGTACCGCAGGGTCGTAGCATGCGGGATTCGGGCATTTCAAGGTGACCGCGACCTTCAGATTGGCCCACGATTTCGGTGTCCAAGGCATCGTTATTCCATCTGCGAAGAAGCAATCGAAGCAACGAATGCCTTTATCCATATCGAACTTAAGAATCGGGCTGTTATCCGGATGAAAGAGCTCCATGAAAGGCTCTCGGGCATCATAGAAAGAATCTAGTTCCGTGTTATCCTGAAGGAACGCCAGAGTCCCAAATCTCGGCTCAAGGAATTGACCCTCATCAGTATCGCCATGTTGAAGTGGACCTTGACTGGCAACTCTGATCGAGAGGGGCATGCCCCATCCCTCGTGACCTATGAGCTTGCCATACGTCCCGTCATCTAGCGAATATTCTCTATCGTCAATAAGGACACTTAGCATCTTAACTCCTCAGCAACCGCAGTTGATCCAGACGCTGCGTGACGGACATTTCGGTAGACGACACGCCAACGTAATTTAATTGATACGTAATTGGAGCGGCGCTTGCACCGGAACCGAGAATCCCTATTTGCTTCATGGAGAGCTTATCTAGAGCTTGCGATACGCCCATGATGGACTGCTCCAAGGGCGATGGGGATGACCGCTTGATTGCAGACGGGATTTTGATCTTTCCTAGCCAACTTATAGCAGTTTGGATCCACCCCACGAATGTTGAAACTGCGGAAGATATGCGATCAAAGTCGCTCCGCATTTCTTCCAACAAGCTCTTTCTACCGGAAATTATATCCCATGCCCTACCTATGCTGTCAATGATGCCATTCCAGGCAGTAATCATGAGACCGACAGCCGCAATGACTGGCAGGATTCCGGTACTGACGAGCGTGACCAAGATCGGCCATAGCGTTGAGACCGCGGATATCATCTTTGCCAGCACGAGCAGAAGAGGTCCTATGGCAGCGACTAGACCGGCAATCTTCAAGATGTTATCTTGCTGCGTAACGCTCAAGCCGTCGTACCAACCGATCAGCTTAGAGACCTCGCCCATCAGCTTCAGAGCAATTGGCAGAAGCTTCGTTCCTATCTCTGCCGTTTGATCCTTGAACTGCGCTGTCGTTATCCTCGTCTGGTTCGCAAGACCATCGCTGGTACGAGTAAAATCTCCATGAGCAGCAGTCGTCTGTTCAGTAGTGAGGGTAAGACGAGCAACCGTTAGATCCTGTGCGGTCAGCTCTTTAGTCGTTGCCTTTCCGGTCATCTCCAGAGCTTTCTGCTTGACGGAATCTTCTGTCAGAACGACGCCGTACTTCCGCAGGGGTTCAGAAGAGCCTATCGCTCCCGCAGTAATCGCCCGGAATGTCTCCTCCGGGCTGGCATTGTTGAAAGAGGCCATGTCTCCAGACAGGGTGACGTACTCCATAGCCATGCGAGCGGCAGCCTCTTCGGACAGACCTTGTGCAATAAGGATGTTACCAAGCTCCCCCACCATCGCTAGAGATGAGGCTTGGGATATGCCCATTGCTTCCGCAGTCGTAGTAGACCAGGCGACGACAGCCTCTGAAGCAGGGCCAAAGAGCTCTCCGACCTTGGCGATGCTCTCGTTTACATCGGAGGCCATAGTCACAGCCGCGAATCCAGCACCTATCAGAGGAACGGTAAGACCTGCGGTAAGTCTGGTTCCTGCCGTCGACAACGATTTCTCTAAGTCGTTGGCAGGACCCATGGCTCCCTGCATATTCTTCTGATAGTCGCTAGTGTCGGCTAGAACTTTAGCGACTAGAGCTATTACGTTTGACACGCTTTACTCCTCGCTGTATAGCAGCTACTCCGGCCATGATTCTTTTCTGCTCTCTCCAGTCTTGCGGAATGTACTCACCCCACCAGTCAACGATAAAGTCTTGCGGAGTGAACGCTCTATCGTTAGCAGCCCTGTAGATGTTGCCGAGCATGGACAGAAGAAGAGCCATACGTACATCTTCCCGATCTTGACCGATGGGCTCTATCGCAGAGAAAGCTTTCCATTCAGTCAGCTCGCGACTGGTAAATCGGTTCAGCATCTCGCTGACCGACATTCCCAGTGAAGCTGCTAATTGGAAATAGAACCTCCGTTCTGGTCTACGATAAAATTTGCCGTCAACTGCGACATGTCAGCCTCCGATAAACCTGAGAGCTTAGATGCGACAGTTGCAAGCCTATCCAGAGCGGCGGCGCTTTTCTTGCCGAGCGCAGCAACATCAGTCATAGTGAAGAGACGTTTGCCTTCTTCATCCACCGCAGACATAACAACGAGTTTTGCTCGGGCATTCTGCAGGTGAAGAGAGGCACTCGTGCCCCGCAGGGTGAGAAGACTGGCCTCGTATTGGTCGCGCTCATTCCCAGTCAACTCCCGTACGAAGACGGAGCCGCCCCATTCCGGGACTTGAACCTCTTCGATTCGGAGGTCGGTACACTCCAGGATGGTGTCCCTAGTGAGACCTTTGGTCATGCGGTTACTCCGTTAGAAGGACGTAGCAGGTGTATTCGTGACGAGACCAGACACCTTCAGAGTAATGTCAGCTCGCAAAACGCCTTTCACAGCGGCTTTACGAGCAAACTTGGTCACGAAAGCAGCAAATTCATCTGTGCTGTCGTCGGGATATACGAGTTTCCACAATTCCTTTGTTCTTGCAGCTTGCCACGACATGAGGCCAGTCGAGGCATCCTGCGTGGAATCTGTCGGAAGCCAGTTGATCTCGAAGGTCACCTCACCGGGGTTGATGGTCGTGCCGACGAATTCGTCAACCGCATTGGGCGACTGATGATGCGTAGAGTCCTCAGTCTGCAACTCGGGGTTCGGGCCGACGATATCCCGAACGTGCGCGATGGGAGTTGCATCGTAATCAGGCAACCCGCCGATTAGTTCTCCGTGATACAATAACGTTCCGAATGAGCTCAAAGCGTCAGTCATTTCAATTCTCCTTGCCCCAAACAACGAGATCGACCACGATAAAGGGCAATCCCGTAGGCGGGTCAATTAATGTGAATTTGTTATCTACAAAGATAGATTTTACCGTTGTTCCAGTAGTTCCGTTCAAACCTCGGATACTATCGGCAACAGTCTTCGCACTAGCATAATTACTGCCGAAGACTTTGTATCGAAGACGAGCCATTTCGAGACCTGCGTCTCCGCTATGATCAGCCTCCGGGAAATTGGAGACAACTTCCCATGCTACCGCAGGAAGGGTGACCCCCTCCGGTAGACGAAGGGGATAGATGCGGTTGCTGACGAAAGCGCCGATGACACCAAGCATTTCAGATTCCATTCAGTTGCTCCTGTAGAAACTTCTCCAACGCCGGTCTGTGATCTGCGTCTACTGAGCGCTGAAGGAAAGGATTTCCAGCCATTCGCGACGTTCCAAACTCCACCCAGATTGCATGCTCAGCATCGTACACGACCTCATGCCCCTCGTCCGCAGGTCTGGTGGAGCCGCTGGTCTTGAGTTCTCCAGTCTTTACAGGAACTTCCTGCTGACTTTCGTCAAAGACCTCTTCAACGAGAAAACCGGTGATCTTCTTGTCGTCAACAGCAGCGAGAGCATCCTTGAGGGCTATCTCCAGCTTGTCCATTCCTTCTAATCTGATGGTTACAGTCATACTGCCACCCTCTCAAGATAAGCGAGAATGCAGGTGTTCACACGCTGCGGATCGCCAACGACACGAAAATCCCCGAGATTGACGGCAGTTCCCTTGACCTTGGTGATACGAACCATGGAGGTTTTGACAATTGTTGTGCCGATAGGGAACAAGACAACAGACGTCGCTCGCGAGCGGATAAGCTCAGGAATGTGATCTTCCTTGGAGACACCGTCGCGATAAGCGCAAGCAATCTCCGCACCTGCCGTCCCCCCGGGTGTGCGGAAGTTGTAAGCATCGGCAGTCCCTCCGTCTGGAATAATCTTGCAGCTATCCAGCATCAGGGACTCTACTTCCTCTTTGATCCGGGGGATTTCACTCAGATAAGAGCGGGTCATCAGGTTTATACGGGTCGTTCACGTAGTCTACAGGAGTCAATCGCATGACGTAGCCAAGATTATCAACATCGGCTTGACTGATGGCTAACTGCGACTTGACATGGTCAAACATCTGAGATCGCTTCATAGAGAAGTCAGCATCGCTAACGTCGTAATCCGCAGCAACTTGAGAAGCGGCAGTTCGCCAGGCGTGATATCTGGTCAGTGCAGCTAAGAGGAGCTCATCGCTTGAAGTACCGTACTCGCGAATGACGTTTGCCGCACCGTACGAATAGTCGCTCAGCTCAAGCCCGATCGCCATTCCGGACGCTCCGAGCTCAGACATCATGTTGAGGGCAACCAGGTTGGGATCAGGACTCATGACGACTCCTTATTAAAGGTAGGGAGGAAGCCATTAGGCTCCCTCCCTCAGGAGAGGAGAAGAAGATTAAACAGCGTCTGCCCAGGTGTTATCGCCACTATAGAACAAAGCGCCGTTCGTGCGGGTCCACACACCGATCCCGTATTCCGACTCGAAGTACTGAGCCTGGAGCGGGTGCGTATCGATTTCCGCAGCAATGCGGAGACCCTGGAGGGCCGTGGCAGTCCGCTGACGGAAGGCCAGAGGCTTGCGGGGATCACCAGCATCGTAGCAGAAAGCGTAGGTTGCAGGAACCCAGGACTTCACCCAGACTTCCGCAGCACCAAGGATACCGATTGCACGATTATCCACTCGACTCGTGTCAAGTGCAGCACGACCGATGGCGGTCGTGGTTGTAGGAATGATACGTGCATCGATGTATGCATTGAAGCCAGTGTATCCGCGAACTGTGGCTTCTTGCGCCTTGTTGATGCAGAGCTTTACGGATCCGCCGTGACCATGCTCGACGACGTTATCGATCAGAGTGGTGTAGTTAGCCACGAGCGGGGTAGCATCCGCAGTATAGTGTTGATGACTCGCAGGGGTGAAGGTCTCTCCGTTCGGACCATCAGGGATAACCATGCTGTCAGCGTTGACGAACCGCTTGACGGCAAGATCAACATTATCGATGAGGTGATCACGGAAAGTGTAATTCGTGGCACGGAAGATGGCTCGCTGAATCTGAATCGCGACCTGTTTCTTGTGCGCGATCTCAGCGGAAAGCTGACGCTTCGCCAAATCCGCAGGGGTGGCAGTCTCGAGGAACTTACGAGTCCACCCGACGTTGAACTGGAAGAGGCGGAGCGGGAAGCCTACAGTCGCACCAGGCAGAGTGACCTGCGTGGGAGCACGACCGTACTCGTCAACCTCAACCATCTCACCGGAAGCCGAAGCGCCATAGATGCGCTGAGCGTCGGTGGTGACCTCACAGAGCTCCGTGACCATGCGAGTCACGATGTCATTGTGAGCGGCTAGATCAGCCTGCAAGACCTGAACAACGGTCTGCATGCCGAAGTCCTTTAAGGACTGATGCTGCGCAGCGAGCAGCGAACTGATGTCGTACGTTCCAGTAAGAGTCATATCACACGCTCGACACCGAGGGCGCTTCGTAGCCCACGCAGATAGCTAGGATATCGGTCTCGCTGAGGATGACAGCAACGACTACCGGAGCGAGAGCGACTTCCCGATCGGCCAAGCCTCCCGGAGTTGTCTCCGAAAGATAGAGCATCTGACCGGGCGTCAGACTCGCGCCGTAAGCGAATCGAGAGCCGAAGCCGAACAACGTAATCGGCTCACCGCTATCAACCGCTCGAGGAGCGAATCCGAAGACAGCATTTGCAGGTCCCATGACTGAACCGTCTGAGAGATAAACAAGACCGTCATCTGCGATATAGCAAGCATCGCCGATGGCAATGTCTTCTCCGGCAACGAGTCCAGAAATCTGAACAGCGAATGCTCCGGTACTGACGTCTAGACCGACACGGGTCTTCGTAATTTGAGCCATGTCGTTTCTCCCTAAAGTGAGTAATCCATGTTCTGGGATTTCTTCGCGGCTAACTCGTCAAGGGTAGCCATCTTCGCGCTGCCATCAGGAACCGCAGGGATGGGTTTGCGAAGTGCCTGCTGGACTTCTTCAGCATTCGTCTCTAACCACTCGAGACGGTCTGCGACATCCAGTTTATCGACGAGAGCTTTGATTGGAGCGGGAAGATCGGATAGTCGCCCGGTAGAAATCTTACCGAGGATCCCTTCTAGCTTCGTAATACGATCTTGCAGAACCTTGTCCTGATCATGGTTCTCGTCCCCCTTCCCGATCGTGGCTTCGAGAGCGGAGATGCGATCTGTGTATTTCTTGCGATCGCGCTCCAAGCGCTCGGAGATAATTCTGTCAAGATCATCTTGCGAAAACTTCTTCTCGCCAGGTCCATCGTTGCCGTTCGATGTATCGTTATCATCACTCATAGCTATTTCTCCAGTTTGTTTCTGTACTTATACTATACCACACAATAGCATCAAATGCAAGGGTCAGTTTTAAATCTTGCCGCAGGTTAGCGGTAAAAGGGCCATCATTGCCCTTTTACACGCCTCCCTGTGCTTCCCTACGCTTCTATTTGTAGGGGTAAGGTACTTTGCTATGGCTGGTTTTTATCGCCCACACGCAGAAGCTGGGGGATAGCCTCAGCATCCTGCGAGATGTAGTGCGGTCGCTCGTGAGCGGCGATCAGATAGAAAGGCTGCTCTGTGAGATTGGAGAAGATGAAGACGTCGCCCTTGAAATCTCCACACCACAGAGGGAGGCCGTAGCTATCGCGAACACAGCCAGACGCGGGGAAGAAGACGGCGCTATCACCGTACATGGGATCCAGGAAATAAGCCCAGATCGCGTAGAGACCGTAGCCGTCTTCCGCAGTAACCTGATGAATCGGCTGAATAACTGCCTCTTCGCAAGGCACAACGTCTGCCTGTGAGCAGTTGCCCCAGAATTTGAAGATATCGGGAATCGGTCTCTTCAGGGCGAGCGGGATGTACGAGATTTCGTCGTAATCAGCGCCGGAAGCCGTGGTATAGGGAAGGGCGAGGGCAATCGCTACGAACAGGAAGAAGATAGATAGAACTTTATTTCTCATGCGCATGTCCTTTCGAGCCATCATCTTCCGCAGGGGGTGGATCCTGCGGATAGTAGATGTCCGTATCTGCCTTGTTCGGATATTCCGCGAAGACAGCTTCGTCAAGGAGCTCACGCAGGGCGTTGACCCGATCAGCCAATCTGCTTGTGAGGCGAACAATTGGATGATCGGGGGAGTACGACCTGCGAAGGTTGACGGTAAGGTGGAGAAGATATGTAGAGATCCACCAGAGATTACGACCGATTTCTCGGTGTTCTTCAATCGGCAACTTCAACTTCTTAACCATGATGCGATCCTTTCCCGCAGGGTCAGGGAGAGAAGGGTGTACAGAGAGATGATGATCAGAGTGACGGCAATGGCGATAGAAATGAACATTAGCGTTAGAAGTGCTATAATCAACATGACATTTATCTCCGTAAAAGATGGTTATATCCAGGAATGTAGGGTAATGTAGGGTTAAAACATTAGCACCTATACATACTACTATATAAGGGTAATGTTTTGCGCCTACACTACCCTACACGAATGATTTACATAACGTAACTTTTGCATTCATTTCTTGCAAAAACCTCCTCCCACGCAACGTAGATTGCATTTTACCCATTATCGCCCCAGAATGACGCCATAAGAGCCATCCGACTTCTCTTCAATGAAGTCATTTCGAAGATCAATTCCCATCCAAATGATGCCTCCACCCTTTCTTTTAGACTCGAATCCCCTACGATTAAGTGCTATCTTGAAGTCTGCCGTATACAGCGGCCTCTCCCTGCGGGAGTCACACCAATCGCAATAACTCTTGTATAGCATCAGAGCCCCGATTTCCAGTCTTCCATCTACGTCACAAATGTCGTCGATAAACTGACCGATAGCATCCTGCTCGTCTCGATACTTGGCAGTAGCCTCAGTGACCTCAGCAGGTGTGGTGAGACCACTTTCCAACCATCTACGAGCTCCTTCTATGATCCAATTCATAATGCCATCACGTTCAGCTATAAGTTTGACAGGAAGTTTCAGATCCTTGTTCTCCGCAGTGACCGTGAAATTGAACGGAATAAGGCGAATTCTCCGCCAGATCGCATGATCCGTTCCAGCTATCCTCGGCTTGTCGTTTGCGGCAATCCACAACTTATGCGTTACTGAGAACTCAAAGAAGTCCTGCCGCATGAACCTAGCCTTCAGTTTTTTCTCCCCTGTCAATCTCTTCACCTGCGCTTCTGCAAGTTGCTGTCCCTTCTCGTTTTCATCCGCAGTTACCAGTCTAGCTCCCTGAAGATCAGCAATCTCTGTGGAGTGTCTATCACCCTGCATAAGAAATTTCTCCGGAGCAGCCTGAGCGTAATCGCCAAAGACGTCTCTGACAACGTCAAGGAGGGTAGACTTACCGTTGTCTCCGCCACCATGAAGAATAAAAAGACATTGCTCGCTTGTATCTCCTGTAATCGAATACCCTAGAATCATTTGCAGATAGTCTATCATTTCTTGATTTCCACACATAATTTCGTCAACGAATTTCAGCCATGCGGGGCATTCTGCGGAAGGATCATAGCTGGCTGCAGATATCTTTGTTACACGCATATCCGGAGAGTGCGGATCGAGCTCTCCGGTAGTGACGTCAAGATATCCATTTTGCACATTCACACGAAGCGGGTCGGCGTCGAAATTGCTCATGCTCTCTGCTAACAGGGGTCTGGCAAGATAAATCATGCCGTCTATTCCCTTCTTACTAAGACTCGTAACGCCCCATTTCGCTTTCTTCTTCAGATATTCAAGATCCGTATTATTCAAGTCCTCAGCAAAGATGGTCTTCGCCGTATTCTGCGCCATCGCTATGACACGAAAAAGTTTATCCTCAGCCCATCGTGTCTCATCCCAGAAAAACCAGCCTTTCCCATCCACAACAAGAGCTTCATCTTTATGCTGAAGATGAAATCTCGCAGCATTTGCAGCATCCGTAAGCATGGGATATGCGTATTCTGATTTAGCTATCTCGCGAGGCGAGTTCGAGTATGCTGACTCTAAAGAGTCTATTGCCTCTTGCAAGGTATA